GGCTTGAAGATCGACATGAAGAACGAACCGAGACCTTCAGCGTCGGCGGTCGCTTCGGCAACGAACTTCGCGCGCTCATTCCTGGTGAGGTCGAGACCGTCGCAGTCTCTCGCCGCCTTCGCGCGGCTTCGCTCGATGTGCAAGTTGTGAAGCGCAATGCGCTCGCGCACTGTGAGCGGTCGAAGTTCGACTTCAACGCCGCCGATGATCGATACGAAAGAAGCAGAGAGATTCATCCGAGATTGAGCCTTCCAACAAGACTGAGAAACGGGTCGTCCGCTGCGAGTGTTTGCAACTTTGCCGACGATGCGACGCGGCGAACTGACGCGTCGCCGACATCGTCTGGATGGATCTTGTCTACGCGAAGCGCAATGCGCAGCGCGTCCGTTTCGCTCATGCTCGACGGACTCACGCGACGATTGAAGACGCGCCCGTCTTTCAGCGCAAGCGTGACGATCCAATCGTCATCTGACGGCGCGAAGATTTGAACGACTGAATTGAGCGTACTCAAGAGATCAGGTCAACCATGTAAGCACGGGCGCAGTGCCGCCGCCATTAGCAAAGTTCGCAGTAACAGAAGCGTCGCCGCCTTTGTCGCTACTGAACGCAAACGAATCAAACACGACTCCCGCAACGATCATTGCGCCAGAGGTTGCAGCAGCGCTCGTTCCGTAAAGTCCAAGCGTCAACGAAACGCTTTCCGAGAAGTTTGTTCCTGTGCTGTAGTTCGTCTTCACGCCGTAGAAAAGATCGGTCGTTACGGTCGAAGTCGTTGTTCCGACAATCATTATGCCGCTGAGTGATCCCGTAAGATCGAGAAATCCAAGGCGCTTGCGCCGCCCAGCGTCGCCGAACGCAGTCACATCAAATGACTGTCGGAACAGTGAAGCCGCGTACGATTTCACTTTAATTTGATCGGTTCCAGCAACGGAAACGAACCCATCGGAACCCAGAACATAAGTCGTCGCAGCCATTGTGGAAACCCTTTCAGAGTTTGAAGCCTACCGCTTTATATCGGTCTGACATTGTCCATCCATCATCGACGAAGGTCGGAGTACCTGCGCTCGTCCGAATGAAGGTCACGCGGTCATATCCCGTCGCAGTAAGCACCGTCGCGAGTGCGGTCTCTAACGCAGTGCTGAAACCGTGAAGCGTGTAGCCGTTCGTTGAGTCTGCGAAGAAGTCAAAGACGAACGCGACTTCTACCCGCTCCGAAGTGCCGAAGATCGGCGAGATTGTGACGCTCTCCGCGCGATAGACCATGAGCGGAAGCGCAAGGTCTGCGGCTCCCTGATCTAGCGCAATGCGACTACCGAGCGAGGTTGCGAGACCTGAAGCAAGGAGACGAATCTTGAGCGCGTCGAGAATTGCTTTGCTCATTTGGGTTTGCCTAAGTACTTCGCAATCGCCGTCGCAAAGATGTTTTTGACTTCTGGTTTGAAGATCTTCAACGCAGGCAAAATATACGGGCGCGGTCGAATGCGACGAGTCCCGTACTCCATGAACGGCGCGTAGAAAAGATTCGATCCGTACTGCAAGACGGTTCGCGTTGGACTTGCTCGAACGACTTTTGCGTATCCCATCTTTGTCACGCCGACCGTTCGACCAACTGACGACGACATCCAAGAGCGGCGCAGGTCTTCAGTGCTTGCGGCTGGCGGTCTGTTTGGCGATGACGCTTGGTGATATCCCTTCGCGCGTAAGTTCCGACCCTTCTTCTTTCCCTTCGTAACGCGATAGATTCTACCTGTTCCCTTCTTGGAAAGACCTTGACGAATGCGCCTTGAGAGTTGCGCTTGGCAAATGTTGAGCGCTTCAACGATCCCTTCGTTGATATTGTTGTTGACGAACTCTTCGTCGAAGTTGAACTTGGCGAGAGCGCTCAAACTTCGCTGAGTCCTTGCGTGATTGACGGCGACACTTGCACCGCGTCTATCACTGTTAGGTTTAGATGACGGGCAAAGCCAGCGCCTCGCCCGATCTCTGCGGGATTCGTGCGACCGACGACGCGCCAACGGTCGGTGATTCCACCAGCAACGCCGACTTCGTAGAGTTCGTCGTCTATCTCGATGGCATCTTGATTGCCAGAGATGTAAATCGTCGCAGCCGTGCGCGAGTTCATGCGACCTTCAAACACATCTTGCGACTGTCCGTTCGGCTGAATGAAACACTTATTGAGTTCCGTCACGCGATTGTATGTGCGAACTGCGCCAGCGTCAGCAGCGACGCTCATCGTCGGCTTCCATAGGTAGAGCGCTACGCCGAACTGCTCAATGAGGCGCTCGATGCTCAACGCACTCTCCGATACTGCTTGAGCATCTCTTTCTCTTCCGAGTCAATCTCAGCCGATGTCTTTGTCGAGTACGAATACCCGCCGAGGCTTTCGCTAGTTACGCCAGAATCCTTGAGGCGCGAGTTGAACATCCGCGCGGCGATGTTTATTACGCATTGCTCGACATCGTATGGAGTCGTTGTGTAGCCAGCGGTGTAGTCAACGAACACCGAGCGATACTGGCGAAGCGTCGATCCGTACACGATGCCCGTCTCGGTGTCGAGTTGGTAGTCATAGAGCGACTGCGTCGGCGCGTCAATCAGCACCGATGAGTATGTGAGATCGCGACCTGAAATGTGCTGCATCCTGATGGATGGAATGTCCAGCAGCGCCGAGCCGCTAAAGCCTGCGGTCGCGCTAATCTGAGTAGCAAGCAGGGTCGTCGTCGGGTAGGTCGTGAACGACAACTGGGTCGCGAACGCAGTACCAGCGCTTGACATTCGGTAGAGATGAAGATGCTCATCATGCACCGTGACGCTGGCGGCAACATCGGAAGCCGTCGTCGATGAGACCGTGAGAACGCTATTCGTTCCCGTGCCAATGAAGCGAACATTCGTTACAGGCGAATGCTTCAAGACAAATCGCTCCGCGCCCCAAGTGTCTTTCCATTCCGTGTGCGCTTTGCTCATAAACTCGCGACCGCAGTAACTCTCGATCTTTGCCGACGCGCGATCGATCGACGCTTCAAGCAGTGTGTCGTAGGTCGAGATCGTGATTCCGAGCCACGCCTTGAGTTTCGCGAGCGTTGTAAGTGCGTAGGTATCAACCGACATTTGGATCCTCGGGTATTCGCTTCGATGCTTTCATCGGCTTGCGCGGCGGGTCGGTTGAGTTAGCGAAGAGCGGCGACGCGCTAACGATGCGCTGGAGATGCCCAGACTTGACGAGCGGCGCTGCGATATCCGAGTCGATGTTGATGCGCGTCCCGACGCGAAGGTCGCGCCGCCCGTTGTGCGGGTCGTAAATTGAACACGGCTTCAGCACGATTAATAGGTCATGCATGAATCGGGTCTCCCGTCTTTGTGATACTCGCCCACATATTGATGCACGCGCGAGAGATCGTCTTTTGCCCAAGTGATGACGAGTTGAAGATGCCCGATGCGAACCTTTGGACTCAAGCAAATGCGATGTCCCGCGTCTTGGAACTTGTGCCAGAAGTAGATGTCGTCGTCAACGCGCCCATCTTCCCATTGTCCGCTTGGACTCGGCACACCGAGGAACCAGGGCTTCGGAAGTTCAGCCAACGCCGAGCATCGAATCATGGTTAAGCCGAAGTGACCGTTCCGAATGTCTACGGCTTCGGCGTAGAAATCGCTGGACTTCACCGTTTGAACGCGCGCGCCGTCTTTCGTTTCAAGGTTGACTAGAACGCTGTCACGATCGCGCCCGATTTGCAGCGGACAAAGCGCGCCGATGTCTGGGTTGTCTTCCATGATTTGCCAGAGCCGCACAACATCGCGGTCGTCGAAGATCGAGTCGTAGTCAATCGTGAGAATGTACTTGTCGCCTGCTGCGACTCGCGCTTCCATGAGTCGTTGCAGGCACTGACCCCAGAACACGCCTGTCGATTTCGTGAACGGCATTTGAAGATTGCTGCACACATTGAGCGTGTGTGAGAATGTGTCTGTCCACGCGATGCGAGGAAGAGACATAATCGCGTGAACGCCTTTCAGCGGGATCGTCGGCGTAGGTCGCTTGCGTTTGACCGCGCGAACCGTGATGCGATTCGGGATCTCTGTCCACGACAGCGAATCGATGCCGCCGATGATCTCAAAGCCTGCGGCGTTGAGCAGGTCGCAGATTTTTGAGCGATTGAAGATCGCGCGATTCTGCCCGAGTTCGCCGCACAACATTTTCTCGGGATCGCCTTCGCCGCTCTTGTAACTCTCGACGACTCGGTCAAAGTCGGTCACGGACAGAATGATCGATCCTCGGTCTTTGAGTTTCTCGCCGATCAGCCGAAGCGTTGCAAGCGATTCGTGATGCGGAACTAAGTCGAGCGTTCCGCGCAAGTCGATTGCGTCAACGCTTGCAGGCGCGAACGATCCGTCAGTTAGTATGGAACTAAGTTCCGCGAGTGTGTTTGCCGTGAGTTCGTGCGGTGTCTCTGTGTTCATATGTTCTCCTCGCGGAATACTAACTCCAAAAGGAAAGGGCGCAACGCCTTTCGACGCTGCGCCCCAAGGGAGAAAGAGAGGCGAACTTAGATTCCGACTGAGTTTGCCGCGCCAGCCGCAGCCGAGTCGCTGATCCCGTCAGACGGAAGCGACAAATCCGCAACGATAGACCCCGCTGCAGTTGTTGCGTGTTCCATCGTGACCTTCAAGTAACGCTTTCGACCGCGAAGGTCGATGTTGTATTGCATTTTTGCAAGAGTCGTTGAGTTTGTCGCGGTTGATGGAGTCCAGTCCGTTCCGCTTACAACGCCCGCAAAAGTTGCAAACGAAGAAGTAGTATCGCCTTCCTCAATCTTGTTCGCGGTTCCTGTTGCCATCGCGCCAGTGCTTGCCGAAAGAACAAGGATTTTCGCAAAACTAAATCCGAGCGTATCGAATGAAGCAGTAAGCGTTGAAACGCCCGCAGTAGATGCGCCGACAACGATCTTTGAATTGGTTTTCATGTTGATTCCTTTCTTTCTGATTAGATGGTGAACTTGACAAGCGCACCAGCAGCAGACGCGCTACCGACATTTGCGCAGACGATGTCGAACCGCTGAGTACCGCGAACGACGCGCTCGTCCTGCTCGAATGCATTCAACGCGGAATCGCTGAACGCAACGGAAGTCGCGCGACGATCTCCGAAGTAACAACCTTGCGTGAGGTCGCCGATGTATCCGATGACTGCTCCGTCGGAATCCGCAGGAACAGTAATCGCCTGCGAAAACTCAACTGGGTATCCCGCAAAGCGCGGTTGAGAAATGCCGCCTGCAAGTTCCGCAGCAGTCACGCCGCCAGCACTTAGCGCGAGACGCTCGAAGATTGCGTGATGCGTACCCTTGTTGCAGTAGATCTTGATGTTCTGCTTTTGCGAAGCCCAAGCAGGGAGTTTTGCAAACGCAGCCGAGATATGCGCAACAGTGACATCGGCTTTCGTTGTCACTGCAGTCGTCGAGACCTGATAGGTTGCGTTGCTCAACGCGGTCGTAAGACCGACGATGCCGCCATAGGTCGAAGTACCGTCGCCGTTGAAGCCGCAATCGTCCTCCTTGAAGGCGAACGAGTACGCGATTTCACCTGCGATTTGGTCGCCGATGTTTGCGACTGCGTCTTCAAGCAGTTCATTTGATACGGTCGTCAACGCCATCAACTTTTTGGCGACGAGTTGCACCGAGTCGAAGGTCTGCGTTGATTCCGTGCCTGCTGCAATTTCGCCGACGAAGTAAGCGGTGAGACCGCTTGCACGCTTCGCGATGCGAAGTGTGTCGCTACCCATCGGGAAGATGCGAGCGTTTCGACGGAACACGCCGTACTCTTCACGCAGCGAAACGAGTTCGTTTTCAAACTCGTCAGGCACAAGGAAACCGCCTGCGGTGTTCACGGATTCGCTATGCGCCTTCTGGCGAAGCAGGGAAATCCCGTTGTTCGCGCAGAACTGCGCGGACTTTGTGTGACCCATCGCAGCCATGCAGAACGAACCGAATCGGTAGGCGCTCTCTTTGTTCTTCAGGTGCTTCAGCGAGCCGTACATCTTGACGGTTGGCATCGGCGCTTGAGCGGTCACGGCGAACTTGGTTGATGCGATCTGCTCTGCAAGATTTTTGCGGACGCTCGATGCGACTTTCTCTTCGAGATCGTTGTTCATGGTGTCTGCTTCTGGTGCTTGCGCAGCCATTGAGATCGTGACATCAAGCATCGCTGGATCAACAGCGACACCATCAGCATCGACGATTAGATAGTTGTCGAGAATGAGAGACTTCTGCGCGAGAACGCCAGCCTCTCCCTTGAGACTTCCAGCGCGCGTGAGCGCAGACTTGAAGCCGTCGAGATTCATTGTTTTCATGGTAAATCCGTAGATAGAGATCTACTCGTCTTTTCTTCAAGGCTCCAGTTCAGGCAAGTGCCGTGCTGCGAGCCGCAGAAATCAGAGATAGATGGAACCTTTAGCGCGCGCGATTTCTCGCGCGACGATTCCGTCGAGATCAATCGACCGCTTCTGCTTTGCAGAACAGTCGGTCGATGGAACGCTTACAGAAACGATCACGCGTCGCGGCGCTTCAACGCCGAAGAACTGCTTCGCGGCAACTGGCGAAACGATTCCCTTACGGATCGCAGTGATGAGCGCGTCGGGATTCGCTTGCAGTGGCGCGAGCGACACTTCAAGCAACTTCCATCGCGAGAAGATTCGCGTTGTTTCCTCGCCGTACTTCTTGCGGTCAACATCGGTCGCAGCGCGAACGCCGCCAGTCTCTGGCATATACCCAACGCTCACGGCTGAAACGATTCCTTGACCAACGAGCGCGGCTGCAACTTCAGGAAAGAACTCGCCGACATAGCCTTCGGGTTTCACGGCGAAGACGAAGTCGCCGACGATGTCACGGTCGCGGCGCTTGAGACCGCTCGATCGTCCGACGGGTCGCGCGTAATCGTGATTCCAAAAGAGAACAGGATTGCGCTCAAACTCTTTCGAGTTCATGCCGCTCGGTATCAAGACTTCGCCGTCGCGGTCGAGCGTCTCGGCGCTGATCACTGCGGTAAATCCCTTTGCAGTTCCTGAGATTTCAGCGGGTAGTGCTTTGCGAATCATGTTCATTTTGTCTCTTCTTCTGGCGTTGTCCACGCCGCGTCATTTGCCCCAGCCGCATCAAGACGAGCGGTGATGTCTGCGTAGTCGCTTGAGATTTGAGGCTGAAGCGAGCAGCGGCAGTGCGGATGAAGCGGCGGCGCGCCGATGTCTTCGTAATCAAGAACGAACTCGCCGCCGTCTGCGCCCGTGAGTACGGTTCCCTTCGTAAAGAACGAGTCCTCAAGACCGACCGCGTTCTTGCTGAACTCGTCACTCACGGCTTCGCAGAACTCGCACGGATCAGGCGCAAGAAGCCAAGTCTTTCCCTCGATGATTCCGCTCGACTTCCACGCTTCGAGTTCGCCAGCGCGCGCGGCGCGTTGCGATTCGGTTCGAGCGATCATCAACGCGCGCTTGCGCGTCGAGCGCACTTCGTCGCCTGCTTCTCCAGCCCATGCTTGCACTTGCTTCGCGATCTCTTGAACTCCAAAGCCCTGCTCAACTCCCTCGCCGATGATCTTTGAGACGCGCACTTCGAGATATTGCTTCACGCCCTTCACGACTCCGCGCGATAGACGCACCGACTCGGTCTCGGTGTACGCTTGAATCTCGGGGCGCTGCGGATTGAAGTCGGGAATGCCGACCGCAAGTTTATTCACGGTCTCGAAGCCGACTTTGATTCCCTGCGCGAGCGATGCTTGAAGGTACGGGCGCAGCGCGTTGAGTAGTTCGCGATCCCAGCGCACCGAGCGAAGCAACTTCTCGATCTTTGCGGTGAGCGCGGCGTTCGGCTCGGTCGTCGCGTTCAGTTCGTTTAGCACCGCGTTAATTTGCCGACGAAACACTTTCTCGACCGAGTCGGAGAACTTTCCCTCATCTTCGGTGATGTCTTCAAACTCGCGCTCGGCATCTTTGCGCGAAGCCTTCGTCCACAGTTCCGACGCGAACGACTTGTTCCCTGCGACGCAACCGCAGCCGCTCAAACTTTTCTGCTCTCTCTCTCGGTCAAACTCTTCGACCTTCGCGCGCGCCCACGCGAAACCCGCGTCGCCGCCCCAGCCGTTCCACGCTTGCCATCCCTTCCCTTGCTCGTCCCATGTTTCGCCTTGCTTGTCTACTTCGTGGCGCTCGAAGAACGAGACCATGCGGCGAATGGTGTCTTCGGAAAGGTTCTCGCGGTTGATGAGATCGCGAGCGCGAGCAATGCCAACTGGTGTCATCCCGCGCTGCGACTCGGGCTTCTCAGCGCGGACATCGAGCGCGCGTTGCGCATTGTCCGCGACGGTCTGCGGCGGTTTGGTATCGACCGCCTTTGTCTCGACGGAAGCGAGAGAGAGAGACGGCGTGAACGCCTTGATCGCAGGCGTAATCGCAACGCCGACGAGCGGAGCGAAGATCGCGTCGATTGACGCAGGCGCGACAATCGGAAACGCAACGCGCGCGATCTCCCTTGCCGACTCAAGCGGGAGCGCTCCTGCTTTGACTTGCTCGACCATATCGACGAGCGCTGCGACTTGCGCAGTCTCCAGCGCGACAGGCGCAGGCGCTGCGCTCTCGGGAGCCGTAGCGACCGCCTGCGGCGCTTGCGCGACTGGCTTGGCATCTTGCGCAGGCGCGAGCATCGGAGGCACTACGGGCGCAGGTACGCCTCCCAACGGTTGACCGTTGACGAGAAGCGCGTCGGCTGCTTCGCTGTCGAT